GATCTGTTCGCTCAGGGCACGCAAGGGGTGTCGAGTGCGCCGGGCGAGGTAATCTACTTCGACGGCAACCAACTGGTGGCCTTGCCCGTCGGCCAGTCCGGGCAGGTGCTCACCCTTGGCGCACAGGGCGTTCCGGTCTGGGCGACACCCGATGTGCGCTCGGGCACCAAGGTGCTGAAACTGCCGGAGAACGCCAAGGGCGCGCAGCCCAACAGCTATCGCCAGTTCGGCCTCATCATGACCGACGGCAGCATCCGCGCCTGGGGGCGCAATGCCAACTGGAAGCTGGGCGACGGCACCACCTATGCGCGCTCGTATCCGGCACGCACCGCATTCCCGCCCGGGTTTCCAGGGGCAGCCAAGCTCTATTACAGCCAGGACACCAACGGCTATTGCATCGACAAGAACGGTCAGCTGTGGGGCTGGGGCTATAACGGGTACGGTCAGCTGGGCACCGGCAACACGACCAACCAGCCCGTGCCGGTCAACATGAGCGCCAACGCCAGCAACTCGATCGCCGGTAAGACGGTGGTGGATCTGGCGCTTAACTGCGGCGGCGAAGGTTACAACAGCACCCTGGTCCTGTGCAGCGATGGCACGGTCCACGCCTGCGGCTACAACGGCTACGGTCAACTTGGCTTGGGTGACACGAATCAGCGCAACAACTTTGTACAGTTGCCGGTGCTCGCCGGCATCACGCAAGTGGCAGCTGGCCGAGAGCGTTACACCGCCTACTACGCGGTCAAAAACGACGGCACCCTGTATTCGTGGGGATACAACGGCAACGGCCAGCTGGGTGATGGCACGACCAATCAGGCCAACGTCGCCATGCCGCGTGCCGGTGGCAGCCTTGCCGGTAAAACCATCGTCAAGGTGTTCGGTGCTTATGTTCATGCCTTCGCGCTGGACAGCACCGGTGCCTTGCACGCATGGGGCGTCAACGACTACGGGCAACTGGGCAATGGCAACACGGCCAACCAATACACCCCGGTGCAAGTGGCCACCAATGTGGTGGACGTCTATGCCGGCAGCTACGACTACCCGATCACCTATCTCAAGAAGGCTGACAAGACCCTGTGGGCCTGCGGCTATGGAGGCTACTGGGGCAACTCCAATGGCAGCTCGGGCGGCAACTGGAATCAGGTGCCGGTGGGGAACACCGTGGTCAAGGCCGTTCATGGCGGCACCGCGTCCTACAACTATGGTGCGGCCTTGATGGAGAACGGCACAGTTTACGCCTGGGGTTACAACGGCAACGGCGGTCTTGGCTTGGGGGATGCGACGAACCGCAGCAGCGTGGAACTGGTGCGCATCGCGCAACGCAAGGTGGTGGACATTTCGTCTTACGGCTGGAGTTCCGAGCAGGGCTTGGTGTTTCTGCTCGACGACGGTCAGGTGCTGGCCAGTGGTTATGCGGGCGAAGCGCAGTTGCCGGAAGACGACAGCGAAACCAGCTACGTGCCTTACCCGGTGATCCTTTGATGCCGAACGCCGCATTGTCTGAGGCCATCAAGGAAGCCTACGCCAGCGCGCCATCGGAGCAGATCATCCTGCACACGCTGGAGTTGCGCCACCCTGCGTTTGTCGATGAAGACGGTCAGCAGGTCGCCATTCGGGTGGTGCGCGACACCGGTGATCTGTGGGCCCGGCTGGAATCTCAAGCGCCGCTGCAAGCTGGCGAGCGCGTGCAATTCGTGGCCATGGGCTTTGAGCTGGATTTGCCGCCAGTGGACACCATGCCCGTGCCAGAAATCACCGTCACCCTGGACAACGTTTCGCGCGAGATCGTGCGCCACCTGGATGCAGCGGCAGAGTCGCAGTCGGTGATTGAGGTGACTTACCGGCCTTACCTATCCACCGACCTGGATGGTCCGCAGATGGATCCGCCCATCCACCTGGTGCTGACCGAGGTGGAAGCGGATGTGATGCGCGTGACTGGGCGCGCTCGCATGCTGGATGTGGGTAACAAGGCTTTTCCTGGCGTTAGCTACACCGCCAAGACCTTCCCGGGCCTTACGCGATGATGCACTGGGCAACCGATCTCATCGGCCGGCCCTGGGTGGCCGGTGCGCGTGGGCCAGATACGTTTGATTGCTGGGGCTTGTTCCTCTCCATCCAGCGCGAGCACTTTGGGCGCGACCTGCCGGAAATCTTGGTGGATGCTAACGACCTGCGCACTGTGATGACCGCATTTCGCGAACACCCCGAGCGGCAACGCTGGGTGGCCGTGTCGCAACCAGCCGAGGGCGATGCGGTACTGCTGCGCCAATCGCGCTATCCGGTGCATGTCGGCGTGTGGTTAGCGGTCGATGGAGGTGGCGTGCTGCACGCGGTCAGGGATGCGGGCGTCGTATTCCAGAAGCTGCCCGAACTGCTGCTGCACGGCTGGCGGGTGGAAGGTTTTTATCGTTTTGGGAGCCCCATTGAAAACCCATCCTGACAACACCATCATCGTCCTGCGGAACCCATTCGATCTGTCGGCGCGCGAGGTGTTCGCTGCTGACCGGGGCGCGACCATCGGCCAGTGGCTCGAAGACCACGCGGTGACATTCGACAAGCCGACCGTCTGCATCAAGAACGGCGACCCGGTGCTACGCGCCGATTGGGCCACCACACCCATCGAGGGCGTGGTGCTGTTCGTGGCGCTGCCGCAGGGCGGTGGCGGTGGCGGCGGCAAAAACCCGCTGCGCACGGTCCTGATGATCGCGGTGATGGTGGTCGCCACTGCTTATGGCGGTCCCCTGGGTGCGAGCCTGGGCTTCAGCGGCAGCATGGCCACGGCCGTTGGTTCTGCCATCATCATGACGGCGGGTTCCGCCTTGGTCAGCGCCCTGGTGCCGCTGCCCACGCCCAACTTGCCGTCGGTGGGCTCGTATGGCAACGCCTCGCCGTCGCCGACCTACAGCCTGCAAGCGCAGGGCAACTACGCGCGGCTGACGCAGCCGATCCCGGTGATCTATGGTCGCCACCTGGTGTATCCCGATCTGGCCGCCACGCCCTATGGCGAATACGCCAATAATGATCAGTACCTGCACCAACTGCACTGCATCGGCCAGGGCGAATACGACATCGAGCAGATCCGCATCGATGACACGCCGATCGCGTCGTTCGTCGAGATCCAGACCGAGATCATCCCGCCCGGTGGCGTGGTGACGCTGTTCGACCCGGATGTGGTGACCGCCAGCGAGGTGGCCGGGCAGGAATTGCTGCAAGGCGAGACGGTCGGCGGCTTCGCGCTGAACCCGCCCGAGACGCTGGCCACGCACATCGGCATCGACATCCTGCTGGCGCGCGGTCTGTACTACGCCAACGACGATGGCAGCCTGGCCAGCCGCACCGCCAGCTGGCGGGTGGATGCCCGCGTCATCGATGCGCGAGGTGACGCGCTGGGCGACTGGTTCACCTTGGGCAGCGAGAGCATGACCGCCGCCACCAGCACACCGCAGCGCCTGTCGTACAAGTACGCGGTGACTGCGGGTCGCTACGAGCTGCGCGCCACGCGGCTCGATACCAAGGACACCAGCTCACGCGCCGGGCACGAGGTGCGCTGGGGCGAGGCCCGGGGCACGCTGCAAGCCGAGACACTGCCGGCCGGGATTACCCTGCTGGCGGTGAAGATGCGCGCTACCGACAACCTTTCGCAGCGCTCCAGCCGGCAGATCAACTGCATCGTCACCCGCCGCCTGCCGGTGTGGGATGGCAGCACATGGTCGGCTCCGGTGCCGACCCGGTCGATTGCCTGGGCTCTGGCCGATGTGCTGCGCGCGGACTACGGCGCGAAGTTGGCCGATTCCCGCATCGATCTGGCCATGCTGCTGACGCTGGATGCGACCTGGACTGCGCGCGGCGATCATGTGGATGGCGTATTCGATCAGGGCGTGACCGTGTGGGAGGCACTCACCCGCATTGGCCGCTGTGGCCGCACCGTGCCATTCCTGCAAGGTGGCATCGTGCGCTTCGTGCGCGATGAAGCCCGGTCGCTCCCGGTTGCACTATTCAGTCCACGCAACATCGCCAAGAACAGCCTGAAGATTCAGTATGTGATGCCGGGCGAAGAAACGGCGGACGCGGTGACGGTCGAATACTTCAGCGATCGCACATGGAAGCCGGACGAGGTGACCACCAGCCTGCCGAATGCCGCCGCCGAGAATCCGGCCAAGCTGCAATTGTTCGGTTGCACCAGCGAAGCCCACGCCATCCGCGAGGGGAAATACCTGGCCGCCTGCAACCGCTACCGCCGCCGCATCATCACCCTGCGCACCGAGCTGGAAGGCCTGATCCCCACCTACGGCGACCTGATCGCCATTGCCCACGACATGCCCAGCTGGGGCACGGGCGGCGAGATCGTTGCCTGGGATGCAGACACACAGACCGCCACGCTGTCAGAGGCAGTGATCTTCGCAGACGGTCAGTCGTTCGTGATGGCCCTGCGCCGACGCGATGGCGGGGTCAGCGGCCCACATGCAGTAACACCGGGAAGTGATGCGCAGCAAGTGGTCTTTGCAGACCTGCCCGACATCCCCATCGAAACCGGCCTGTCGGCCGAGCGCACCCATTTTGCGTTTGGCAACGCCGAGCAATGGAGCCTGCTGGCCCGGGTGATCGCGGTGCGCCCGCGTGGCGAGCAAGTGGAAATCACCTGCGTGGCCGAGCACCCGGCGGTGCATGCAGCTGATTTGGAAGTCAGTTCCTGATCGGTTAATCACTTACCCGATATTCAACCGAATCTCGATCGCCCGCTTGGTTTTGCGCCAATGCGGGCTTTTTCATTTTTGGAGAAGACCATGACCGATGACACCCAGAACCCCTCGGTCCTCAGCATGCGCCAGGAGGACCTTGACGAGCTATTGACCCGAGCAGCCGAACGCGGAGCTGAGCGATGTCTCGCGCATCTAGGTCTTGAAAACGGGAGTGCAGCTCGGGATATCAGGGAGCTTCGCGATCTTCTCGAAGCGTGGCGAGATGCCCGTAGGACGGCGTGGCAAACGACCATTAAGGTCGCCACAACAGGCATCCTGGCAGCGCTGCTGGTCGGCGCCGCCATCAAGCTCAAGCTGATGGGAGGCGCCCAATGATCGAGACACTTCTTGGCGGTCTTCTGGGCGGTGCATTTCGTCTGGCTCCGGAAATCCTCAAATGGCTTGACCGCAAGGGAGAGCGTGGTCATGAACTTGCCATGCAAGACAAGGCGCTTGAGTTCGAGAAACTCCGCGGCGCCCAGCGCATGGCTGAGATTGGCGCGTCGGCCGATGCGGCCTGGAACACCGGCGCTATCGATGCTTTGAAGGAAGCGGTGGCAGCCCAAGGGCAGCGGTCTGGCATCGGCTGGGCCGACGCGCTCTCTGCGAGCGTTCGTCCCGTCATCACCTATTGGTTCATGGCTTTGTACTGTGCAGCCAAGACAGCAACGTTTGCTGCTGGGGTAGGTGCGGGTGCTGGTTGGGGGGACGCCATCCTGCATGTCTGGACTGATGCCGATCAGGCGCTGTGGGCGGGCGTGCTCAACTTTTGGTTCCTTGGCCGGGTATTTGATCGGGTGCGGTCATGA